CGTGACTGAATGGTGGATGCTGGATGGCGGCGCGAAGGAAGAGACTGTCGCGGGTGATTTCCCGACGGAGTATGGAACGTTCCGTGTTTCGCTAAAAGGCACTAAGCAGCTCTATGGCGAGTTCTTCTGGCGGAACGAAGAGTTCAACACTGATGGCAAGCCTGAGACACCTGATCGGTACGAGGAGCAGGTGTCCTTTGTTGAGGAAGTAGAACCCCTCCCGACATATGTCACGCAAGGTCGTCACCAGAACTACCGCGTCCACTTTTTTGGCAGCCCTGCCCTTGCTGAGAACCGCGACAAGACAAGGATCACTGATTACGACGTCAATGCCAACGGCAAGACAATCCGCCTGCGTTTGACGGCGACAAGCGTCCGCGCCCCTGAGGATGCCCCCGTCAAGTACCCAGGCCCATTTGGTGACTATTGGATCTGGGATTACTACTGGGGGATCACAGTCGTCAGTTCTTCACTGGGTTGGAGCCTCGGCGAGCAGTTTGACCACATGGCGACAAGTGAAGCGGGCTATCGCATCCGTATTGCTGGTCTGCAGACGGTCCTCATCCCAGGCGATAACCGTGACGCTGAACGGTGGTTTGAGCAGCGCAGCCAGCTCGCAGATGTCAGTCACTACGAAGAGGTGACCAAGAGCAATGAGAGCGCCCCTGAGCACAGCATCGTCTATGTGAATGAAATGACAGAGGAGCTGCCCCAAGCTCCTGAGTTCACAGACCTAACAACGATGGGTCTGGCGCTGCGCTCTAGCAACAACTTCAAGAGCATCAACGAGGTGTCGGTCTGGATTGCTAACGGTGTTGAGGCTCGACGCTTTGCAGGTGAGGACACGGTCGGCCCTGCTAACAAGTTCAGCGACCTGCTCTACTTCCTGCTGACGGACAAGAAGGCAGGACTGGGCAACGTCATCGACCCACGAATGATTGACGAGGATGGGTTCCGCAGGACAGCCAAGTTCTGCGTGCGCAATCGCATCTTCTTCAATGGCGTGCTGGCTGAGGCAGTCAACATTCGTGAATGGATGGGGCAGATAGGGCCTCTGTGCCTAAGCAACTTCGTTGTAAAGAACGGCAGGTTCACGGTTGAGCCTGCACTGCCGACCGATAGCGACGGCAACCTGATCCGTGGAGCGCTCCAGGCTGAAGCACTCTTCAGCATGGGCAACATCATGGATGGCTCGTTTGGTATCGAGGTGATCGAACGCCAAGAGCGGATGCAGATGCGTGCTGCAATGACTTGGCGCAATAGCGGCGAACGCAACAGGCTTCCAATCAACGAGAGCTTCTTGGTGAAATGGGCTGATGAAAGCGAAAGCCAGCCGGTAAACGAAGAAGCGTTTGACATGAGTGCCTTCTGTACTACAAAGCATCATGCCTATATGGCAGCCCGGTATTTGATGTCAGTACGCCGGCGTGTCAGTCACATCGTCAAGTTCCAAACAACGCCGGACCAGGCACATATCGGCCCTGGTTCGTTGATCCGCGTCATCACCCAGTCGAATCCCTACAGCGTCTACAACAATGGTGTGGTTCTCAGTGACGGAACCGTTGAGGCGCTAACCCATCTGGATGACGGGACCTACACCATCAGTGTTTATCGCCCTGGTACGGACCTTGTCGATACAGCGACAATGACGGTTGCGTCAGGCAAGGTTACGGATCCTTCCCTAATCGGGGCGTTGTTTGCTGTCCAGCGTTCCAGCGTGAATAGCAACTTCTATGAAGTTGAGCAAGTGGCTCTCACTGAGGATGGATTGGTGGACATTGTTGCCAGCCATCACCCGACCAACAGTGATGGCAGCAGCGTCATCGTTGCTGATGTCATGGATTCATCCCGTTTCACCATCGTGAGCTAATGGCCTACCCCGATCTGACACCTTCCTCACGGCAGTTCGACCCAGGGAACTGGCCCGTGAAGACGTATAACGCGCAGGATGGCACTGAGGTGCGACTGCTGTATGGCAACCGCCGCACCAAGATGAAGCTCGAACTGCGCTACTCGAATGTGAGTGACGCCAACGCTGAGCTGTTCTTTGACCACTTCGAGTCAGTGAAGGGCACCTTCGAGACGTTTGAACTGCCGTCAGGTAGCAAGGCCGTCGCTGGTTGGGCGGGCACTGAGTCGGTTTTAACTGGAGCGGGCAGCGGTAACCGCTGGCGTTATGAGGAAGCGCCTGTGATTGAGAACGTGCGGCCTGGCGTCTCTAACGTGTCTGTATCGCTAGTTGGGGTGTTCTGATGCCGTTTTACTCAGGGACTGACGGCAGGCTTCTGATTGACGGTACGGAAGCAGCTCGCGTTCGTAGCTGGAGCTATAGCGCATCCCAGTCGACGCTTGATACCACCAGCCTGGCTGACACTGATCGCACAGTGACTGAAGGCATCCGCAGCCATAGCGGCAGTTGTGCGCTTTGGTATTACGCCGACCCTGATGGGAATGATGCCAGCACGTTGCTGCAGAAGCTGATTAAGGCGCGGACCGTTGGCAATGAAGCGGGCATCGCACCAGAGTCTGAGCGCGTGACGTTGCGGCTCAAGATCCACGATCAGAGCTTGGAAGGCAAGTACATCGAAGGCGAGGCGATCATCACGTCTGCAGCGATGTCGATGTCAGTGGGTGAGGTGCTGTCCGCTGAGATTGCTTTTGAGTTCAACGGTGCCCCAACAGCGGTGAACATCTGATGGCGATTTATCTAGGCGATAGCGGCTATGTCGAGATCAGACGCGAGGGTCTGAACACCAGTCTGCAGTCGACGCTGGATCCTGACGACGTCAACGTCTCACGCAGGCGGTTCAGCTTTGACTTCGAGCCTGAGGCGATCATTACAGGTGATCAGCTTGAGATCTACACGGAAGACGGCAGCACGCTTGAACTGGTTGATGGTCACGTCTATCCCGATGGTCGCTGGTTCTGTCACGTTGACCAGGCGGGGGGAGTGCGGCTGTACGACAACTTCCCTGATGCGCTGAACGGTGAAGAGTCGAGTGCATTGCCGTTGGTTGTGCCGTCGCGCAGCATCCCGATCATTGCGCGGACACGCAACAGCTTTTACCGCTGCATCGCCCAGGTCACTGATTACTCAATGACCACTGCGCGGGAGACCGTCGACCTAACCAGCCTTGGGGAAGAGTTCCGAACTAATTTCGCAAGCGGTCTGATCAGTGGCCAAGGTCAGCTGAACTGCGTCTGGGATTACGAAGCATCAATATGCAACGACCCAGATGGCTATGCCACCGAGCGTCCGCAGTATTTGGCGCAGCTTGTGATGAGGGCACAGCAAGGCGCAAGCTTTGAAGGTCGTTTTTTCTTAAAGGGAGCCGGGCGCACTGCGATCAGTGGCGGCAACCCTCAGGGTGAGGATGACGCGATCTGGTGGGAGGCGCGTTGCATCGTGACCAACGTTGCGATGGCGTTTTCTGCGTCGGAACCTGTGCGGTCAACAGTCGACTTTGTCACCAGCGGTCCAATCCATCTGCGGACTGGTTCGGTCCCTGGCTACCTGCTGCAGGAAGACAACGCCGCCATCCTGCAAGAGAACGGAGATCCAATCGGGCTGGAAAACAACTAAACCTAGACTGGGGCAGCTGGATTGAGGTTTTAGGTGGCAGATCTCAAGATTTCTGAGCTGCCAGCACTAGCGGGAACGCTGTTAGCAGCGACAGACCCGTTGGCGCTTGCGGATCTCAGTGCAAGCGAAACAAAGAAGATCACGGCTAAGGACCTGATCCAAGCAGGCGTTGCGCTGATTGATGACGCAAGCATCCCTGGTAGCAAAGTCTCTCTGAATCTTGCTCCAGGGTCGATTGGCACGGCAGAGCTAGAAGATGGCGCTGTCACTGCTGCCAAATTGGCGGACCAGAGCAGCGCAGTCGTCCAGGCGGGATTGCCTGCTGCTGGTGCGTATGTCGGCCAGATGGCCGTCAACACGACGGATAACAGGGCTTATATCTGGAACGGCAGCGCCTGGGATGCGTTCAAAGGTGCAGGTTCCATCAATACCATCACCTATAACAACACCGTTGGCCCGATCGCTATCGCGGGCACGGTTACTGGCGACAACGTCGAGCTAGGTGTTCTGCCTAAGGACACGACGGCTGCGGCTCAGTTCCTTGCTGGTCCGACAGGTGCAGGTGGTACAGCTGACTATCGCTCGATTCTCGGCACAGACCTCCCCACCGCAACGACGACGACTAAGGGTGCTGTCGTTGTTAATGGTTTCGGCCTGAGGATTGACGGCACTCGCCTTGAGATTGACAACGCCGTTGCACCGACCACTGGCTACGGCCTGGTGAGCTACAACGCTCAGGGTCTGGTCACTGGTGGCCGTGATATCCAAGGCTCCGATCTGCCAATCGCAACCTCTACCACCAACGGCGTTATCCAGGGTGGAACACAGTTCACCATTGCAGCGACTGGAACGCTAAGCCACTCCAATAGCGTCACTCCTGGCACTTACACCAAAGTCACTGTTGACGGTCAAGGTCACGTTTCCAGTGGCGGAAGCATTGACGCAGCTGACGTTCCAAACCTTCCTGCCAGCAAGATCACCTCTGGCACGCTTGATTCGGCGGTGTATGCCAACAACAGCATCGGTGGCACCAAGCTTGCCAACTTTGCAACGGTGAAGTTTGGGGGCGCTGGATCGACTTCCGGTGTCGTTACCTTCCCCACGGCCGATTACACCGGCCAGATGTTCTTCGATTCCACAAACGGGGATCTGTACCTGTTTGACGGGAACACCTATCAGCCGGTCACGGTGGTTTCAGGTGACCTCGTGTATGCAGGCACCTACGACGCCAGCACCAACTTGGTTGGCAGCACCACGACCCAAGGTGCCGCTGTTGGTTTCACGGCTGGTCAGGCATTGCCGGTCGCAACTCAGGCAAACACTCGTTATTACGTCGTCGTCTCTGACTCCGGCATTGGCACGTCACCTGCACCTCAGGTCGCTCTGGCACCGCCAGACATGCTGGTCAGCAACGGCGCAAGCTATGACCTGGTCGACGTAAGCAACGCAATCGCGGGACAAACCGCGCAAAACATAAGCTTCGTTCCTTACGGCAACATTGCAGCCACTAACGTTCAGACTGCACTTCAAGAGGTTGACGACGAAAAGCTGAACAAAGCTGGCGACACTGTCACCGGTGAGTTTGTTATCGGTTCGACTGGATCGTTCAAGTTTGAAGGCTCGACTGCTGACGACTACGAAACCGAGATTGCTGTTGTCAATCCAACCTCGGATCAAACGGTCACCATCCCGGATCAAAGCGGCAACTTCCTGATCAGCGGGAATGCTTCGATCGTCAATGCCGACATCGCGGCTAACGCAGCGATTGAATACAGCAAGCTCGCAACGCTGAGCAACGGCAACATCATCATCGGTAACGGCAGCGGTGTGGCGACCAGCACTGCCATGTCGGGCGATGTCACGATCAACGGCTCTGGTGTTACCAGCATCAGCTCTGGGGTCATTGTTGATGCCGACGTCAACGCAACAGCGGCCATTGCTTTTAGCAAGCTGGCTAATGTCAGCGCCACTGACAAGCTGCTGGGACGTAGCACCTCAGGCTCTGGTCCTATCGAGGAGATTACCTGCACCGCTGCAGGTCGTGCCCTGATTGATGATGCCGACGCTGCTACTCAGCGCACCACGCTGGGTCTTGAGATTGGTGTTGATGTTGAGGCGTATGACGCTGACATCGTTAAGAGCGATGTAG